TATTAAACGTTTGAAAGAACTAGGAGGTTAATGCTTGAGTACTTTCCCCGTGGAGCTACACACGGGTTAAAGGTAACTTACGGATTTAGACTGATGTTTATCTTTGTAGGTTGACTAACGTAGCGGTGATAATAATATGAAAGGAAAAGAACCTACAATATGTAAGAAATTTAGAAGAATATTTAGAAATTATCTTAAACATTAAAATATTATAATAAATGGAAAATAGTTTTGAAGATATACCAGTTATATATCAACCAAAAGAATTAAAAGTAAACTTATATAGACATCAACTCGCGAGTATATATCAAATGGAAAAAAGAGAATTAGATAAGAAAATAATAGAAAATAACGTTATAATCGATACAAATATATCTGTAAACGCAGATTCTACTGGATATGGAAAAACTTTAAGTATGGTTACATTAGTATATCGTGATAAAATGAAATGGGATATGGAAACTCCTTTTTCACATACTGTTACTACTACATATGCATATGGTAGAATAAAAAAAACTGTAAAAGAAGATTTTAATAAATTAGATGTAACATTAGTTCTAGCAAGTCAATCTATTATATCTCAATGGTATGAAGAATTTAAAAAAACTCCTGTTTCTGTAAAAATGATTACAAATAAAAAACAAATAAATACAACAATTATTGACAATTATGATGCAATATTAGTTACACCTACAATGTACAATATATTAGTATCTAAATACTCTAAATTAGCTTGGAAGCGTTTTATATTTGATGAGCCTGGTCATATAAAAGTTTCCTCAATGAAAAAAATTATAGCAGGATTTATATGGCTAGTTACTGCTACTCCCAATGCTATTATATCCAACCATAGAAATTGTCGTAATAGCTTTATGTATGATATTATTGGAAACGATTATTTTGGTTATTCTAGTATTGGTAGTTATTTATTAGTAAAAAATAATGACGAATTTATTAAACAGTCATTTCTAATGCCTCCTACCAATAATTTTTACTATCAATGTTACAATCCTATATATAATACAGTAAAAGGATTTGTTACTACTAAAATTACACAAATGATATCAGCTGGAAACATAGCAGGAGCTATTACATTATTAGGAGGTGGACATGGAACAACGGAAAATATAGCTGAACTTGTAAAACAAAAAAAATTAAATGAAATAGAAGAATTTAAATTACAAATACAAATATTAACTATCCAAAATAAAAAAAATAAAGTTGATGTTTTACAAAATAGAATTACTGTTTTAATTTCTCAAATAAAAGAATTAGAGCATAGATATACTCAAATTTTAGCAAACGACTGTAACATTTGTCTAGAACCTATTTCTAATCCTGTAATGGAAAGTAAGTGTCAAAATATATTTTGCGGTTCTTGCTTATTAAAATGGTTAGAAAATAAAACAACCTGTCCTTTATGTAGAGAAAATATAACACCGGATCAATTAATTTATATTACACAATGTAAACTAACTAATATTCCATTAAAAATAAAACAACTAGAAACAAAAATAAATACTATCATTAATTTAATAAAAAATAAAGAAGGTAAATTTATTATTTTTTCAGAATGGGATCAAACATTTATTCCAATCAGAAATATTTTACTTACAAACAATATTAACTTTATTGAATTAAAAGGAACTGTTAAAGAACGACAAACAAATTTAAACAATTTTAAATTTGGAAACATAAAAGTTATTTTTTTAAATTCACATTTTAATGGATCTGGTATAAATCTTCAAGAAGCAACTGATATAATTATATATCATGAAATGAATACATCTACTTTAAATCAAATAATCGGAAGAGCTAATAGAATAGGTAGAACTGAACCATTATCTATTCACCATCTTAAAAATTAATTCATATTTTATATAAAATATGAATTTATTTAGTAATATATATAATTATACTACTTACAATTAACAATATAAATGATAAAATTAAAATAATAACTGACACAATTGTCCCTTTTTTTATATAATTATCAGACATATGAGTTTTGTATTTAGGAGATAAATCTTTCAATCTTTTAAAAATACTAACAGTCCACGATGAAATTATAATAAGTATACAACAAACAATTAATAATAGTATACACACTATTCTCATTTATCTTTATATTTATATATTATTATAATATATACTAATAATATTAATAATAATAATATTAGTATACTATTGTTTTCAATTAAACTTTTTTGTTTCTCAGAATTTAAAGACTTTGAAGAATTTGAAGAATTTAAAGACTTTGAAGAATTTGAAGAATCAAACATTTGATCAGGTAAAGGAATTAAAGTGTTTTCATCTACTGCTACATCACCTTCAAAACCAAATATATCACATTCTCCTAAAGAATCAGGATAACCATACCAATCAGATACTAATACAATAACATACAATCCTGTTTTTTTAAAAAAATTTATACATTTTGTAATCTCAAAACTTTTATATAAAACTCCAGCAATTGTTTTTCCATTATATATACTATTACTATTAGACACTTTTACTAAAAGTTCATTTTTATTTTTATCAGCAAATTTTAATAAAGCATCATCTGGTTTTATATAAATCATTGGAACTATATTTTTTTTATACAAAAAAGAATCCCATCTATATATTTTGTAACTATTACTCATCTTTATTATAATAGTAGCTTTTATTTACAATTTATAAAAAACTATACAAATAAATAGTGTTATTTATACTACAAAGCATTTCATCTTTAATATTTAACAAATCTGTATCATCTTCTAACATACTTGGTAATGTAACTGTCAACCAATTTTTAAATGATAATAAAATTAAATTAGCATCATCATCAGACTGATTACTATATTTAACAGTTTTAGTTTTTGAATTTAATTTAAGACGTAAATTTTTAGATCCTTGTAAAACTTCCATAAATCTATCAATTTGATCTGCAAGAGAATCAAATAACTTATCAGCAGCTATATGACGAGAATACATAGAAGTTTGCCAATGATATATTTTTAATTGATTTTGAAAAGACAAAAGTATCATTGCTATTTCTCCAATTTTTATAGAATCCATTTAAATTAATCTAATATTTTTAAATTAATTTAAATTTAAAGATGTAATCAAATGGTAATAAAAAAATGTCAATACAAGGAAAAGTTACTGAACTTAATTCATTAAAAAATGAACTTAAAACTCTTACTCAAAAATGCAGTAATATACGAAAACGTTGTAAAGTTATAGAAGAAGAAATTGATGATTATTTAGAACAAAAAGACCAACCGGGTCTTAAATATAACGGTATGGCTATAATCAGAGAAACTAAAACAAAAAGACCTATTAAACCAAAAGTAGATATTAGAGAGTCTGCTATAAGTATTTTAGAAAATGCAGGAGTAGATAATCCTGAAAAAATATACGAAGAATTAATAGAGTCAAGACTTGGATCTCCTAAACAAACTAGAAAATTAAAAATTAATAAAATAAAACCTGAAAAATTATAAATTTGTATCAAATAAAAATCGATTTTATAATAACTAATTTATTATAAAATAAATGACTTCAACATCTCATTTACAAAACCAACCAGAGTCTTTTTCTTCTATAGAAGATTGTAAAAAATTTAAAAAAAATATTGTTTCTAATCCAAGATATAAAAATTTTAAACAAACTCATTTTACAGCTGGAGATATTGACCAATTTGAAGAATATAGAGATATGACAAACGGTCAACTATCTATTCCAACAATAAACTTAGATTCTAATAAATTTAAAAACATAGACTTGTCTAAGTCTACTGATTGGAATAAATATAAACATTTAAACCCTACATCAGTAGATAAAACTTTTAATTATATGTTTCATAAATTTAAAAAAGGAGTTTTTGTTAAAATTAAAAATAACCAACTTGCAGTTTTTCTTCCTTTTAGTAAAAATAATTTTATTAATGAATGGTCTGATAAAATTAAAATTGATCCTAAATACGGAGACATTTATAAATTTGAAGAATATATTATTAAACTTAGCGGTAAACATTTTAAACCAAACATTAATAGATTTACTGATTCTTGGTACTCAAATAACTGTCTTGTAAGATACGAATTTCCAATTCACGAAGGTGATACAAACGTAGCAAATATGAGTGATATGCTTAAACAACTATGCTCCAATAGAACACTTCCTGACATTGAGTTTTTTGTTAATAGAAGAGATTTCCCTGTAATTAAACGAGACGAAACCGAAGCTTATGATCACCTATTCGGTGATAATCAACCTCTCATTTCTCATAAATATGATCAATATTCTCCAATTTTATCAATGGTCACTACAAAAGACCACGCAGATATTCCAATGCCAACAGGAGACGACTGGTCAAGAATATCAAGCCAAGAAAGTAAATATTTTACACACAGTTGTAATTCATTCCCGCAAATAGAAAACTTTAATATGGAATGGGAAGATAAAAAACCAACAGCTGTATTCAGAGGAGCAAGCACTGGATGTGGTGTAACTATAGATACAAATATTAGATTAAAACTAGCATATATTTCTTCTAATACTCCTCCAGACAAAGATGGATTATTGTTAGATGCTGGTATTTCTAAATGGCAACTTCGCCCTAGAAAATTAAAAACAGAAAAATACTTACAAACTATTAATGTACCAGAAATGAACAAAAAAGGTATAAAATTAGCATCTTTTTTAACTCCTGTACAACAATCTGAATATAAATATCTTGTTAATGTTGACGGTCATGTATCTGCTTTTAGATTATCACTGGAAATGAGTATGGGTTGCTGTATATTATTAGCAGACTCAAAATATAAATTATGGTTTACAGATTTGCTTAAACCTATGGTTCATTATATTCCAATTAAATATGATTTATCTGACTTAATAGACCAAATTAAATGGTGTAGAACTCATGATTCTGAATGTAAAAAAATAGCTAGTAATGCTAGACAATTTTATTTACAATATCTACAAAAAGATGGTGTATTAGATTATTTACAACAAATTATTATTGACTTAAAAAATCAATCAGGTCTCTATTTATATAATAATCAAACACCACTTCAAGCTCTAATTTCTATAGAAAATAATTTATCCCTTAATTATCCAATTACATCAAAAACCATTAAAGATATAGGAACTATTCCAAAACAACCTAGATCATTTGGAATACTAAAAGGAATTCATTGGATAATTAATATGATCAATAAAACATCTTCATTTGAAAAAGTTGCAATTAAAAAATCTGAATCTCCTATTTTTAGTAGTAAAAATAGTAGTGTTTCAACATACAAACTAGCTAACTTTAGCTTTGTTGTTAAATCTACAAATAACCGCTTAAAAAATATGGAAAACATTCACGAAGCATATATAGGAATTAAGGAAATAAACAACCTTGTTAAATATATACCAAATTTTGCATACATATTTGGAAAATACGAAATGAAAAATACATCTAACGTTATTATGGAACATATTTCAGGAAAAACATTTGACAAATGGATAGAAAGTGATAAATTTAATATGACAGATTTTATTTTTATTTTTATACAATTATCTTTTGCTTTAGAAGTTGCTCAACATCAATGTGGTTTTGTTCACTGGGATTTAACTCCTTGGAATATTATTATTCAAGAATTACCATCAAAAATAAGCTTTGACTATGTAATCGATTATAACAACGTTTATAGAGTTTATACAAATATCATTCCTGTTATTATAGACTATGGAAAATCCCATATAATTCATAAAAATAAACATCACGGATTTATTAATATGTTTAAAGTAAGCACTATTCAAGACATTATTAGTTTACTTTTAACATCATTAAATTCTATCACGCAATTAAAAAATATAACTACAAATGATGTTAAAGATATTATTACTCTTGCAAATTTTATATCAAATACAGGATACAGAAAAAACCCTTTTAGACAAACTGGTAATAAAGGCGTTTCTGATGTTCAATATTTTGTAATAAGAGCTAAAAAATATACAGAAATGATATCAAGTAATAAACACGAATTAGAATCTAAAACTCCTTTAGATTTTATAAAATATATTACTAAACATTTTAAATCTACATTTACATTTGAAAAAATTGATTATCCAGATTTTAGAATTAATAAAGGAAATCCCACTCAAGTATTTAATTATATACTAGCTTCTAACGAAGATGAAAAAATTAAATCATTTACTGATGTTTTTGATAAATATTTAAAATGTAAATTTAATCTTCCTGATAATTTATTTTTTTCGTATTATGCTGCTCAAACTTTAGAACATAATATGTCATCATTGTTCTTATTAATGGAAAAATATTTGATATTAAATCATCCAATTGTAATTAAATACAAAAAAATAATAAATGACATATATCAAACATTTATTGAACAAATTAAGATAAAATCACAAGAAAAAATACATTATGATATCGGTGATACGTTTAAAAAACTTAATTCACCTGAATACGATCAACAAACTTTTATGACTCCAGATGTCATTTTAAATTTAAGTAATTTACATAAAATGTATAACGAAGAACAGTATAACTTATCAGATTATAAAAATACTATTGAACTTGTCTTTCTAAACAAAGGATTATTTAAATTATCTGATAAAGATAAAACATATTATACAAATAATTTTGAAGAATTATTAAATACTAATGCTGTAATTATTAAAACAAACATCGCACATATACTTACATTAAGTTCAATGTCTAAACTTATAAAATAATTTATATTCAGATCATATAAAATTTACATAAGCGGTAAAAAATTTACATAAGCGGTAAATTTTTTAAATTAACTAAATTTTTTAAATTAACTAAATTTTTTAAATTAACTAAATTTTTTATCTTTGTAAACTATAAATAAATGTTCAATTCAACAACTTTTATAACTTTAATTGGATTAGCACTAATATTATGTGCATGTTCTAATCAATCTATTAAGGAGTCTTTTGTTAATTATCCTAGGACAGCAGTGTCTTATCCTATAACATGTACAAATGGTAATTGTCAAGCATCAAATATTGATTATAAAAAGGAATTACAAAAATTTGTAAGTTATCCGTCATTTCAGGCTAAACTTTCTCCCCGATATGGACCACCTGCTGGTTATGGTGCAACTATACAATATAATTTACCATCAAATAACAATTTAGCAGTTCCGCAAACTCCTTTAGGATTTGGAAATATGGCTAAATGCAATTATACAGGCAATACAGTAGAAAATTATCATGATAATAAAAAACCTTTAATGTCTTATAATCAAGCAATAAGCAGTGTTTATAACAATAATAAAGTTGAAAATATATCGCCTAATGGTTTTGTTGGCGGTGTTAATGATATGACATCATTAGACTTGGATGGTGCTGCTCAACAAGAGGTATCGTATGATCGTTTAATATTTTCTACAGCTAAAAGTCGTCTTACTGCTCAAGGTGATTGGATACGAGGAGATTTACCAATTGTTCCAAATGCTTGTGGTTGGTTTTCTCCTTCTGTAAATCCTGCTCGTGATTTAAATAGAGGAGCATTAGTTGCTATGGCAGGTGAAAATGATACATCTAACAAACTTATAGCATTAGTTGGTGCTGCAAGCGCTCTTACAGCCGGTACTTCAGCAGGGGGTCCTACTACGTTAAATTATATATCACCTCAATCAGCAAATAAACTTAATAGTCTATATAATCTATCTAGCAGTCAAAATGGTTCAACTATACAAGTAAATAATCAGCCTTCTCTATCTGCTCTAAGAACTGCTACAGGATTTGCATAAAAATATTACATTGTAGATGTTCCTATAGCGGTTGACCGAGTTACATTACAACCCAATAGTTTTAAAGCATTATATATATCTTCCGGCATAAGGGTTTTTGTTTGATGTTCAGAATTAACGACAAGTGCTACGCTAATTACTTTATCTAATCTATCATATATATCTTGACGAATAGCATCAAAACAATCTTCAGATATACTTTTTACACCAGCTTGTCGCGCTAAACGTGTAATTGACGGTTTTGTTATGTCTTCCATTTATAAAAATAATATATTGTTTTTAAATATTATTTTTCAATTGTATTTAAAGTTTGAATAGTCAGTAAAGAAATGGAAGAAACTACAATTCAAAAATTAAATACAATTGAAAAATTAAATACAATTGAAAAATTAAATACAATTGAAAAATTAAATACAATTGAAAAATTAAATACAATTGAAAAATTAAATACAATTGAAAAATTAAATACAATTGAAAAATTTAAAAAAAAGAATTGTTTTTTTGAACTTTACATATGTAAATTATTAAAACAAATATCAAATAAAAACGGAATAAATTTAAATGCAAAACAACAACTAAATAGTGCTATATGCATAATGGCATCTTACATTTCTAATGTTATATTTAAACTTACAGAAATAGCAAACAAAAAAACAATATCTATTAAAGAAGTTATTAACGCTGTTAAAATTATTTTTCCAATAAAATTAGCAAATAACTCTATAATTGAAGGATATAAATCAATTAAAAATTTTACAAATAAAAAGTTGGTTAAAGGAGGAAGTAGACAAGGAAAGGCAGGTATTATATTTCCTCCTTCTATTATTGAAAAATTTTTAAGAAATTTTGGTTATTCTAAAATTATGATAACTAGCTCTTCTCCTGTTTTTTTTGCAACTATTTTAGAGTATTTTGCATCTGAATTATTAAGTTTATCAATAAATTTTGCAAATACTAATAAAAGAATTAGAATAACAATTAGAGATTTAGAATTAGGAGTAAGACATAATAAAGAAATATCTGATGTTTTTAATAAACTTAACATTTTTTTTATAGGAGGAGGAGTTATACCATATATACATTCTTCTCTTATAACAACAAAAAAACGTAAAAAGAAAGGGTTAGAAACTACAAAAAAACATAGATTTAGATATGGAACTGTAGCCATTAGAGAAATTAAAAAATTACAAAAAACAAGCAATTGTTTAACATTTGCTAAATTTCCTTTTGAACGGTTAGTAAGAAACATTGTTAATAAAACCAATAATGGTATGAAAATTTCTAAAGACGTTTTTATTATTTTACAATATCATATTGAACAATATATGATTAAATTTCTTAAGCATGCAAATTTAGCTGCAATTCATGCAAGTAGAGTTAAATTAATGCCTGTTGACTTACAATTTATTAGAACAATCAATGACATAACAAATTCAAAAGAAGATTGTTCAAAACAATCTTGTTCAAAAGAAGATTGTTCAAAAGAAGATTGTTCAAAAGAAGATTGTTCAAACCAAGATTGTTCAAAAGAAGATTGTTCAAAAGAAGATTGTTTAAAAGAATATTGTTCAAGTATGTCAGATAAAGATGTAGGTTCTATCATGAAAAGAATGAGAGCAAAGAGGGATGTTTTTTTAGCTAAAGAACAGGAAGACAAAAAGATGGTGAAGTGATACAAAGAAAATTGTTCAAAAGAAAATTTAAAAGTTAATTTAAAAGAACGGTAAATTTAAGTAAGTTAAAATGTCAAAATACGAAAATAATCATACAAATGTTAACAATTCTTGTGTTATAGACGAAGAAAAAAAATATGTTGTATTGATGGAAACTAGTGGTGAAGAATGTGAAAGTTGGTATTATTGTATTTTATATAATGGAAATGAAAAAAATTTACAACATCTTCAACAGCAACTTGAATCAGTAAATTGGTATATATTGGAAGATTTAAGCACATTTGATTTAGACTTAGAACATTTTATTTGTGAAAAAACAGCTAAAGAACTTACTAAACTTGAATTAAATCATCATTCTTTTCATAGAAAATTTGATGGTAAATTAACTAAAGTTAATTTACGTTTAAAACCTAAATATAAAAATGATAAAAAAATGGGACAAGTTTTTGAAAAACTTGGTTATGGTCAAATAGAAGATTATATTGATAAAGAAGATATTGACGAAGAAGATTTAATAGATAAAAGTGATCAAAGTGATAAACAAAGTGATCAAAGTGATCAAAGTGATCAAAGTGATCAAAGTGATCAAAGTGATCAAAGTGATAAACAAAGTGATAAACAAAGTGATAAACAAAGTGATAAACAAAGTGATAAACAAAGTGATAAACAAAGTGATAAACAAAGTGATAAAAATAAAGAAAGTTTAGATGAGAACAGTATACCTTCTATATTGATGTCAAAAAATCTATCTAAGTTTTCTAAAAAACTAGTTAATTAAATTTCCTTAATCTATATGAGTGTCGTCTAAATCGTATTGTAGAATAACGAAAAATTGAATTGATATACTTTTTAATAAACAAGATTATTATACTATTTAAGATAAATAGTATAAATGACTAACATTAATCCACGTCAACTAATACCTTACTGTATATATCATTTTAATGATACAAATATTGATTTTGGTTATATAGGATCACCATCTTTAGTTAATAATTATGGCAACATATTATATAAATGTTTAGATAATGTTGTTGGAAATGGTTTTGACGATAGATGGAAGCTATATGGAACATTTTTTGCTATATCACCTATGGTAAGACCTATTCCAAGAGGATTAAAATTAATAAATGCTAATAAAGCAGGAAAATATCCGTATGATACAGAATCTATAAGATATTCATATGATGTATTTACTATTGAATCAAATTCTGTTAGTTTTTTAACTTGGACTAAACCAATAGATGGAACTGTACCTTTATATTTGTATATAACACCAAGAGGAGGATCTTATCCGAGTTTCAATAAAATTTCTATTAAGGAAGGATGGAGTGAAAATATTATATCTCCTATTTATGTTTTAGTAGATCCAAAAAATTATATAGGATCATCCACAAATTTATTTAAATTTAAAAGAGATAAAAATGACGTAATTGAATTTAAATTTACTCCGGTACATGATAGATGCATACCAGATCCAACCGGAGTAAATTTAAATACATGTTTTTTATTAACAGAAAAAACAATTCAATTAAGTGATGAAATTAATACTGTAGATATACTACAAATGCTAACAACAAAAAAAAAACAAAATATTACAACTTTTTTAAAAAATTTATCTCCTATAATAATATTTATAATAATATTATTTTTTATGTTATCATTAATAACATGTATTGTTATTTTATATATGGCTTGAAATTTTAAGTTTACTAATAATATAGCTTTCTATGTTACTAATATCTACTGTATTAGGAACTTCTATTAAAGTAATATTATTATCTTTACACATTCTTCTTTTCATATCATCTCTGTATTTTTGATTTAAAAATGCTTCTTTATTTTTATGAAAGTAAGGTACATATTTATAATGTTGAACTCCATTATATTCAACTGCTAAACGTAAACTATGATCATAACAATCTAGTTCTAAATTAAAATTTCCACCTGTGACAGGATTTCGTAAAAAATCAGGACGACATTTATTAAAAGGTTTGTTAAACAATTTTTTCAATACACGTCTACATTCAATTTCTCCTTTGCTTTCTTTAAAAGAATTCTTTTTTGGTATTTGTCTAATATTATTATTATATATATAAGATGTTGACCATGTTCCTTTTTTACTTACTCTACATAAAGACATTAATAAAATAATAACAATACTACATATAAATAATACAAGAAATCTATCAGATTTCCATATTTTTTTACATATTTCAAACATTTATATTTATAAATGTTTGAAAAAATATTAATTTTTGTTTATGTTTCTGTTTCTACATCAATTTTTCCTCTACATATAGGACATTCAGCCTTGTACATAACCCATTCTTTTATACATTCAGTATGTAAGACGTGATTACACTCTAAATATGTTATATTCTGGTCAATTTCAAATTCAGATGTGCATATTGCACATTTTTCGTGTATTAAATTGATTGTAGATTTTTTACTTTCAATATTTAACTTAATATTAGTTTTTTTTTCTTGTGTTTTATAATGATTTAAACTTTGTTCCATTGCTATATTCATTAATTCTTCTTCTCTTCTATTAAGAAGTTCTTGTCTGCGTTCTTGTCTGAGTTCTTGTCTGCGTTCTTGTAATAGTGTATTTTGCCTCATAAAATTTGTTATAAGTTGTCTATATCTTTGACGTTGTTCATCTTCATCTTCATCTTCATCTTGTTCGTAAGTTATTTGATTTATTTGATTTATTTGATTTCTTTCATTATATAAATCAATTGTATTAATAATTGTATTCATATTATCAAATATTCTGACTTCATTAGGATTTGTGAATATAGTAAATACCAAATCTGTTGTGTATATATCCATTTATTCAATAAATTAAATAATTAAATATGTTTTCATTTTTTTTTAAAACATTGGATTGTGATTCCATCCTAGTTCTTCAAAACAACTTTTTGCAATATCATCGTGAAATGATTTTCTATCTATAGTTTTTAGCATTGTAAAATCTTCTTTTTTACATATATGTTTATATCTTATTAATAACTGATACAATACATATTGTGTATTAATAAAATTCTTTCTATCAAATCCTTCTTTGTTTTTAAATTTTTTATCATACAAATCTGCTAATATATCAAAGTCGTTTAACAAATTATCTTGTAAATGTGAAATATCATCTGGTTTCTTACCAGTAAGTTGATAATGAATTAAATTAACATTTTCATAATGTTTAGTATATTCTAATTCTTTAAGAAAAATATGTATATGTTCTTTTGTTATATTGTTAAAACGAACTTTTTTATCAGTATTATTGTCTCCAACTAATAAATGATGTTTTTCTAATTGATCTATTATTTTAATATATACTTCAGAATCAATACTACTATTTTGTTTTCCTTGATATTGATTAATACAGTCACGAAAATGAATTTTACGATCATATGTATATTTAGCAGAAATATTAATCCTATCAGTATCTTTGTAATTAGAAGTATGTAAGAAAATTTCTTGCTGTGATCCACATATTAAACAAATGTATATACTTTCATCTAATATATCAAAACTTTTTTTATTTACACAATTATTACACATAATAATTAAATCTTTTGTTGGAATTTCTATATTTACATCAGAATACTTTTGAGCTATATTTAAATATTTAGATATAACATCATTTTTTTCTTTATTATTTATATTTGAAGTACCTATAAACGTTAATTTTACAGGTGTTTGAAGAATTTGTTTATATTTTTCTAACAAATAAATTGTATCTGCTAAATAAAAATGTATATTTTTTATATTTTTTATTTTTTCAATTAATTGTTCTATATTTTTTTCAATTATTTTAACTAATCGAAATTGTAAATTAGGCATTTTTAAGGTTTTTTTTAAATCTAATAGTTTTTCTTCATATTCAACAAGTTTTTCAGACTCTTCTTTGAATTTTTCTTTAATTTTTAAATCAATAGTTAATATATCTATTTGAGACATATTTTTCTATTATTTAATGTACCTTTTAAGTATTCATTAAATAAACATTATAAATACTTAAAAGGTACATTATAAACTACTATTTATAATGTATTTATATTTATAGTACATTAGTTAAAGTTTTAGGATTGAATTTTTACTTTGAAATCTTAATTTCTTTGTATCTAAACCAATTAATACACCAATTTTTAATTATATCAACATATTTATTTTTTTGGTAATAATTAAAAAAAAAAAAATTCTTGTCTAATATAAAACTATGGCTTCCATTTGTACATCAAACGTAACATCTGGATTTATTGATCTTGCTACATTCGATGAACTTGAAAAATATATGTACGGCGGTCCTGACGCAACCGCTTATTTCGTTAGACAAACACGAAAAGCTACTTGGTTCACCCAAGTACCAGTCGTTCTTTCTCGTGCTAGTGGAACTCCTGCATTCGAAACCGAATGGTCTGTAAGTATTTCACGTGCTGGTGATTATCTTTTGTCTACATGGATGCGTTTAACAACTCCTAGAATTGAACTTACTCCTGAAACTCCAGCACAAGGCGCTCCTCCAACAAATACTGTTTTAGCTGTTCGATGGACCAGAAATTTTATGCACAGTATTATACGTGAAGCATGTATTACATTTAACGATTTGGTTGCAGCTAGATTTGATTGCTGGCATCTTGATTTTTGGGCTGCTTTTACAGTTCCTGCAAGCAAACGAAATGGTTATAATAATATGATCGGTAATTTTCCAGAAATGACTGACCCTCACGTTCAAGATTATACTCAAGGAACAGTAGGAGCATTTATAAAACCATATATCCTGAATCTTCCTTTGCCATTTTTTTATGCTCGTGATAGCGGAGTTGCTCTTCCTACAGCTGCTCTTCCATATAACGACATGCGTCTTAATTTTTCATTTAGAAATTGGTCAGAGTTATTAATTATTGATGAATTTACACGGGTAGAAGGTGAATGGACATATAAGACAAGCAAGTGTGCAGAAACATCATACCTTAAGAGTAATAACGCACCTGTGTTAAACAATGTACAAGTATGGGCTAATTATGCTATTGTTTCCAATGATGAGCGTAAACGCATGGCTTGTGCACCTCGTGATATCCTTATTGAACAAGTTCAAACAGCTCCTCGTCAAACATTTGGACCTAGTGCATGCAATGCACCCAGATATGACATTAGGTTTTCACATGCTATTAAAGTTCTATTTTTTAGCGCTCGCAATAATAGTATTGTATGTAGCTGGGCTAATTATACAGCCGGTCAACCAATTATTAACTTGGATGGCACCACCTATGTAGCTACTATTGACTATTCTTCACCATCTATGGTTGATCCTATTGCTTTAACATCTCTTATATACGAAAATACAAATCGTCTTGCTCAAATGGGATCTGATTATTTCAGTCTTATCAATCCTTGGTACACAGCACCTGCAATCCCACTAGAAACTGGATACCATATGTATTCATATTCTCTTGATTTTATTTCTCTTGATCCTATGGGTTCTACAAATTACGGCAAACTTACAAACGTTAGTATTGTACCTGAAGCTTCTCCTGAAGCTATAGCTTATAATGGAACCTATCCTACTGATCCAGTTCTCGTCACTGCTTTACAACTCATTGGTATTTATCAGAAACAAGTTTATGATTTTGTAGTTACAGCCGTTAATAACAATATTGTGAGAATCTCAGGCGGTGCTTTGGGTTTTCCTGTACTTTAATTTTGCGGGGGGGATTTCTGGGGGAGCCATTCAAATTCAAATTCAAATTTTCAAATATTATTTAATAATATTTGAAAAATCATTACAATTTCACTTCTTCTATAACAATTAAATCATTGTTTTCATCAAGTGAATAAACGGTCTTACTTTTTTTTCTATCAAAATATACATAAAAGAAAAACTTATACGTCTTTGAAACCTCAATTGCTTTAGCAAGATTTTTCTCTTTATCTTTTTCAAAATAATAAGTACTTTTAACTTCTATAATAATTTTTTTACCATCTTTTTTAACGTAATAAATGTCTGGATAATATTTATGTTTTTTACCTTCAAATTCATACCAAAATGTTGGGATCTCCTCACTGTCACCTGCTTCAATTTTACCATATAAATTACTCTCTTCTAGTTCTTTTATTGCTAAATCCTCGTATCCTAGTATCATTGCAGATCTACCATCTCCGTATTTGTAAATTCTTCGTCTAAAAGAAGACGCCAGCATCTTCGAAAATAATTTATCATTTTGCATTGCATATTCTACACCGTATTTTTCCATCATTTGTTTTTTACATTCTTCAGAGTTAATAAAGAACTCCGACCCGTATTTTTCCATCATTTGTTTTTTACATTCTTCAGAGTTAATAAAGAACTCCGACCCGTATTTTTCCATCATTTGTTTTTTACATTCTTCAGAGTTAATAAAGAACTCCGACCCGTATTTTTCCATCATTTGTTTTTTACATTCTTCAGAGTTAATAAAGAACTCCGACCCGTATTTTTCCAACATTACGTTTTTAAAATGCTCTGTACATACAAAAATAGTATTACCATATTTTTTTAATATGATATTGGCGTAATATTCTGTACCAAAGGGTCTTTTTTGACCACATAAATTTATAAAAGTATTGTTAATTTTTTCTTGAATAAATTGTGATTGTAAAGGAAATTCTACTCCATATTTTTCAAGACATGTATCTTTGATTTTTTTATACACTCCTGGTTTACAAAAAGCTCTTTTATATCCGTATTTTTCCATACTTGTTTTTGTAGTCTTTTCTCTTACTGTTTCTGACTGCTGAGCAAATTCAACACCGTGATTTTTCATACAGGTTTCTTTTGACTTTCTTTTTACATCTTCGTTTTGAAATACGTTATCAACTCCGTATAAAATATTGTTCGTAGAATAAGTTTTTTCTGTTTTACAATTAAGACAATTTCTACCTCTTTTTAAATCGTTCAAAGAGCAATTCCATTCGTTACCGCATTTACACACTACACAAATGTTTTTATTGTTTGTATAGTCATCTGAAGTTGTAATTAGAGAAAATCCTTCTTTTTCTACTTCAGATTTTAACGTATCGTAATCTTTTCTATTTTTGATATTTAAGCATTTAATGCAGTTAGAACTTGATAAAAGTGATTGTTTATTTGATTTTCTGATAGAATTACAAATAAAACATTGGTATTCTATATCATGTCTGTTTACATATTTTAAAATTTTATGTTTAGTTTTTGATTGTAAATCAATGATATTTTTATTATTTTCTTCTTCACTTCTACAAAATTTACACAAGTCTTTAGGTATTTTAAATTTTGCTTTTGCGTTAGCAAAAGAACTAAGAGTTAAATTATTTATATGTTCTGGGTTGTTTTCACAACAAAATGTAATTGTATTTTCATAAAACTCAACAGTGTAGTTATGACTAGTTAAATAATTTTTATAATTTTCTTCTTTAGTTAATGACATTTGTAGTTTTATTCATTTTAAACTATTTTATTCATTTTAAACTTATATATAAGTTAAAAATTTATTACTCTTCATCACTTCCAAAATTTTGTGTATCATTAACTACTTCTTCTACCATATTTATTAACTCTTCTTCTGTTACGTTTCCTACTAAATTTATAAAATTATAACTTACTTTAATTTTTGATTTTTTACCTGAACCGTATTTTTCTTTCAATGTATGTAAGAAATTTTTTGCATTCGGATTTGGTTTTATTTCTTTAATAAGTTCTGCTTTAGGATATATTTTCAAAATACTATTTTTAGCTTTTGCTACACATCTTTTTTGAGTACAATATACTTTATAATCACGTTTACCTTCTGAATCAAATAATTTCATTATTCCAAATTGTTCGTGTAAAGAAATTTGTTTAGCAGGAGGAACAACTTCTTTAACTATTTTTTCAACACGAGTTTCAATTCGTTTAAGCGTTACTTTGGTTTTATCTAGTTTAATGTGTGTTTTATCTAATTTATCTTGTGTTTTATCTAGTTTATCGTGTGTTTTTTCATTTTGAAGAGTCATCTTTAATAACATTGCTTCAGCTCGTTTTTCTGCTTCTTCTCTTCGTTTATCAGAAGCTTCCAACATTTTTACAAGTTTGCACTTATCACCTGTTAATTTTCTTATTTCTTCTTCTCTTTCTCTTACTAAGAAGTTATTTACTATTCTACTTGCTTTAAAATATGCTTCTGGTGAAATCCAAGAAGCAATATCAAGTAATAAATCTGAATGTGCGTATGTTCCTCTTAATTCATTAGAACTAGTATTATCTTTAATTAACATAGAAACGGAGGAGCTTGACCAATATCGGTCAGGCTCCTGTAGGTATTTAACCAAATTTTTACATCTATCTAACATTAAATATTTATTAAGTGTTTTTGTATTACTTAGCGAAGAACAGAATTTTGTAGCATTAATATATCCAGTTGTATTATCCATAATACATTCTATGTCTAAATATTTTGCTTTAGAATATTTATCATTAATCTTTTGATACGCTAATTTTGTAATATCAAAATTATTATTGTAGGTTGTCATATTTGAAATTTTTTAAATATTATTTAAAAAATCATTTTTAATTTTACTTAAATATACGTCACGGTTACATTTTCATGTAAACAAATATTATTTATCATATTTTTAATATCACTATCTTTAGAGTTATACAAATAAATATATTTTTTATGATTAGGATAATAGTATCCATAACATTTTACTTGTCCTAAGGCGTGTTTCCATAGATGTTCTGATTTAACTTCAATAATTTTAGTATCTGTTAAAATATCAATAAATCCAACAGGTGTTTCTACTTCAATAACACCATTTTCTTCTAAAGCTATTTTATCTCTAATAATAGATTCAGAATCATTATTTTTAAAAATTCCTACTCCTTCTTTAATTGCATCACCTATCTTTATGAAATCTGATTTCATTTTCAGGTGATAATAGTCTCCATTCGTTTACTATTTTAATTACTTTTAAAAAAACAATAGGTGAAATCCACGAAGCAATATCAAATAATAAATCTGAATGAACATAAGTACCTCTTAGTTCATTAGAACTGGTATTATCTTTAATTAATACAGAAACGAAGGAGCCTAACAGGTCATCCTGTTCCAAGTATTTAACTAAATTTTTACATCTATTTGTTTTAAGATAATTATTTAAAGTTTTTTCATTAGTTACTGAAGAACAGAATTTTGTAGCATTAACATATCCAGTTGTATTATCCATAATACATTCTATGTCTAAATATTTTGCTTTAGAATATTTATCATTAATCTTTTCATAACCTAATTTAGTAAAATTATTATTGTAAGTCATATTTGAAATTTTTTAAATATATTATTTAAAAAATCATTTTTGTTTTTAACTATACAATGAGGTAAAAAGAAAATCTAGTAATTCTTGTTCATCTAAAGGAAGATTTAGCAACCAATAACGGACATCTGTTGGTTTTCTAACGATAGGCAAAATATCCAGTAATATTTCATTTAATTCAAGGGTTTTTACTATAAGATTAGGTATTAAACTAACAAACATACTATAATCATAAATATAACGATTAATAAAATTTATTTTTTTAGGATTTTGTTTAATATGTTTATACCAAAGTCCAATGGTATTCACAGCGATTTTTTGGTTTTTTTTAATTTCATAGTTCCAGTATTTACAAACAGATGAATAATCAGTATGAGGTACAAAGGAAATAATAATAGATTGAATTTCATCTGGAAGATACATTGTTTATTTTATACCAAACATATGTAGAGTTTTCAATTTTTATGTTTTGATAGTGTTTATTCGTTGAGTATTAATACCATTTCTTGTAAATTATTTATTTAAAAACTTCTATAGATTTCTTTATCGCGTTAGAAAACAATTCTATCTTCTCATTTTCTGGTAAAACAAATCTTTCTCTATTTGCTTGTTCTCTATATTGGTTAAGAAGTGAAAAAACTATGTTTTCTACAATATTCATCGTTTCTACATCTTTACATGAAGCAAAATATATTACTTCGTGTTCATCTGATTTATTATATGTAGATAGCCTAGTTGTAAGATCTACTGCTTTACCAAGGATATACCGCCGGTCTTTCTTCATTAATTTAGTTGTAAGAATATATATGACATTCTTTTCTTCGTATTGTACTCTAGGTTGTGATTTAACATATTTTTTTGTAAGAAATTGTATTTTAATGTCTTTATTCTTATTTTCTTTTTGTAATTCTTTGTATGATTTAGTATTAGTAATATCTACTTTACCAGTCATCATTACTTCGTAAACCCATCCAGATACTTTTACATCAAAAGTAGGAGAAATCCATTGAGCTATATTAATAGCAACTTGAGGATGTACCCAAGTACACTGTTCAGAGTTTTTAATATTTTTTGAACCTGTTCCAAGTTTAATTAATTCGGAAGACGATAAACCGACCTCCAAAGAAAGAACCCTGAGAAAGGCTTTAGTTTTTTCTATAGATTTCCAATGTTTAAATTGTTTTTTACCGGCTTTACATAAATTAGTTACATTTATAAAACCATCTTCGTCTCTGTGTTCAATAATATATCCATTACCAAGTTCAAGAGGTGTTAGTTTATATTCTTCAGACTGATCTTCAGACTGATCTTCAGACTCACACTCAGACTCATATTCTGATTTACTGTCATATCCGTCTATATCAATTTCTATAGTAGGTCTAGAAGCCATTGTATATAATTTTTCTTCATGTTTTTCTAGTTTTTTTTCTAAATTTAGATTATCTACAAGAAGACGTTTGTTTTCAATTTCATACTTATGTAATGTTTGTTTTAACTTGTTTAGTTCATCTTTTAATAATATTATTTCTTCTGATAAGTTAATTATTGTTTTATCTTTTTTAAGAGTGCATACTTTTTGATGTCTTTTGTAACTATCATATTCAAAACTTTTATCACAAAATTCACATTTATTTAAAAGTTCTTTAGTTTCTACGTTTAATTTTTTTTGTATACTTATACAATATTTAGTTTTTTTCTGATGTTTTTCCATTATATTTATTAGTAAACTCATTTTTACAAAATTCGCATTGCATTTATTAGTAACTTTTTATATCTTTAAATAGTATAACTACAATTTTTGTAGTTAGTAAATTATATATTACTTAGTAAAGCTTTTATACCGGTTAACTACAATTAACTACAAAAGTTATGTAATTTTTGTAGTTTAACTACAATGAACATTTTATCATTTTTTTGAATTTAAGGTGATAATAGTTTAATTTCAAAAAAAAGTATGGTTAATTTTTTTTGAAATTTTACGACACAAAATTTGTGTGTGTTTTAATAATTATTATTTTTTAATATTTTAAAAAAAACCTTTGGTTTTTTTAAAACTTTTTGTACATTAAAGTTTTATATTTTTTAAAAATTTTTTGTACATTAAAGTTTTATATTTTTCTAAAAATAATTGTATGTAATTGCATTATGTATTAGTAAAATTTTATAATATAAAGACAATATTTATAATATAAATGAGTTCAAGAGGTAAAATTGTTCTAACAAAACATAAAATTTTAAAACAAATATGGCATCCGGAATCATGTTTAGTGTTCAAATCCGCAACAGAAAAATTAGTAATTGGTAGATGTGAAAATGATAAACTTGTACCATTAGATGATGATGCTTTAGATTTATGTACTAAATGGAAGTTTAAATATGATACTAGTCTTGTAGAAGAAGTTTCAGAAACTTCTGAAGAGGAAGTAAATGTAAAACTTTCTCAAAATATTTCTAAACAAGATAACAAACAAGATGAAGATGAAGATGAAGATGAAGAGGAAGAGGAGGACGACAACGAAGATGAGAAGGAGAAGGAGAAGGAGAAGGAGAAGGAGAAGGAGAAGGAGAAGGAGAAGGAGAAGGAGAAGGAGAAGGAGAAGGAGAAGGAGAAGGAGAAGGAGAAGGAGAAGGAGTAGGAGAAGGAGAAGGAGAAGGAGAAGGAGTAGGAGAAGGAGAAGGAGAAGGAGAAGGAGAAGGAGAAGGAGAAGGAGAAGGAGAAGGAGAAGGAGAAGGAGAAGGAGAAGGAGAAGGAGAAGGAGAAGGAGAAGGAGAAGGAGAAGGAGAAGGAGA